AGAAGAAACTATTGACGAAAAAATAGTTAGAAAGGCTACGGAGTTCTTCAGACCAGAAGAAACAGCAAATCTACAACCAAACGTTAAAGAAGAATTATCCGGAAAACGTTTAGAAGAAACCACAAAAAATAATGAATCGCTTAAAGAATCGAAAATGGAAGCAATAAAAGCCCCACAAGAATCTCAAGCGCCAAATATAAACGTCAATGCTCCTGTGAGCGGTGGAAATGGCGGCGGAGACGATTTTGCGGCTGGTGGTATATCTAAAATGGACGTTAGAGATTCGGTATTACACCAAATGCAATATAGAAAAGGTTCTTCATCAGCTTTGGTATAAAAATGGGGAGGTTTTACCCTCCCCGATAACCCTTACTCTTCGTCTGAGAGCAGNTTACTGAAATAATCCAAATCTTCGTCTGTTTCGTCAATATCTACTGACGAACTGGATGAGAATACTTCGTTGGATTCATCTACTTTTGGTTCTGGTTTCATTGCTCTGGCACGTTCTACTGTGGTAGGACCACTGCGACCAGTAGAAGTATTACCAAGAACTCTGTCCAACTTAGACTTTAGTTCGTCATAAGTTTTAAAATTCTTTGGATCAATTACTTCCTTCAAGGAATGTTCTGCCTTCCAAACCGATTCCATTTTATCATCATCATCAAATAATGGACCAGTAGAATCAAATTCCGAAAGGTCGTAATTCTGATAACCATCAACCTTACGAATCTTCAACTTGAAATTAGCGCCAGACCAAAAATCAAAAGGGTCAAATGGTTTATCATCTTCAAATTGGGGGTTCATCGCCGTAGTAATCTTTTCCATAATCTTCTTACCATAACGGAAAAGGAAAACCTTACCTTCATTTTCTGGATGCTTTGGGTCCTTTACAACATAAATGTTAGAAACATAATGTAGGCGACGCTTCTGTTTACGAGCAACTTCTTTATTTGCCTCAATACCAGAATTCCACAAAGAACTATTATGTTCAGAAACTGGATCATTTTGACCAATGGTTGTTAGAGACTTTTCAATATACCAACCACCTGGACCTTGAAACCCGTGATCGTAATACTTTACGAATGGAATAGCGTCATCACCGTCTTGAGAAGAAGCTGGAAGGAATCTGATTACGGCATAACCATTACCTGTTTTATCGGTTTCACACTTCCAATAAACATCTTCGCCATCATTATAAGAAGAAGAATTTAGTGATTCTACCGCCTTGGAGAGTTTTTCGAGACTAGATCCTGAGGATCTCTTTAGATTAGCAAAACTAGACATATTTTTTACCTCTTTATACAAACTTAATACAACTTAAAAACAATCTTATCCAAATAATCATAATATAGAACTATTTAGCTACGACATTTTACCTCCTCTTTCAATATATTCTTAAACTTTGGGAGATCTATATTCATAAACGATCTATACTTATCACATTTCATCCTAAAAGGTTCCCAAACTATTCTTTCTTTTATTTTCATATTCCAGACATTAAAAAATTGTAATATAGAATCAGTCAAAAGTAAAGTATCCAAACTTACGATTTCTTGCATAGTTTTTACCATCAACAACGGATACGTTCCCTTAACAAGTATCAATTCGTTTAAAGGATACTCATCCAATAAAGTTCCTATTTCGTTTTTATAAACATAAGAAAGAGAATCTTTTCGTTTTTTCCAACTTTTATATCTGGTTTCGCAATCGTCAGATAATAAATCCATCACCCAAAGTTTGGGGTTTTCTGATAAATTTGAGACGTAATAATGAATTAAATCGTCACCATACATTTTTCCAAGTTTTTGGAATATAAAGAATTGATTTTCTGGTACGAATTTAGATTTGGTTTTAAACCTATAGGTTATGGCATTATATTTTTCAGAAGTGAAATGTAATTTTATAGCATTATATAAATTAGCAGCATCATTTCCATTCATTATATCGGCAATACTGGACTTTTTTCAATAAGGTTACTTCTCATTGCTTCCTCAGAAATCTTAGAAACAATAGAAGGGGTGATTAATTTTGCAGCAATTTCTATTTCTAGACCAATAGTTTCACAATATTCGGTAATTGCATCTATATAAGAAATATTATCCCTTTCTACTAAGGAAATAATATGTTTTGAGAATTTTTCCTTTTCTTCTACTTTCGGAGACACCATAATTTTTCCTTAAAAGTGGGATCCCCAAAAGAGGATCCCGTTATTACATTTATTTCACCACTTGAAGCGAAACCGGAGCAGTTCCACCCATACCAATAGCATTTTTAGCGGCTTGTGATAAATCAATAATACGACCGCGAACAAATGGTCCCCTATCAGTGATTGTCACAAGTACTGACTTTTTATTTTTAAGGTTCGTAACTTTAACCTTAGACCCAAACGCAATATTTTTATGNGCTGCAGTAAACGCGCGAGAGTTAAAAGGTTTTCCAGAAGCAGTTTTCTTTCCGTGGAACCCCGGACCATACCAGGAAGCAGTACCAGTTTGAGCTAAAGAAACTTCGGAAGTTATGAACATTAAAAGTACAATTGAAAATAATTTCATCATTATTTTTCTCCTCTACAGTTGAAATAAATCAACCTTGAATTTGATGATTTTTGACTACTTTAAAAAGCAACCTCATCGGTTAAAAGAATAGTTTACCTCGCTTTACTCGAAAAGTAAAGGTTGGTTTTTTATTTATATATGATAATATCTATAATATTCTTTGATTTTAGATATCGTGGAAGGGATATAGTCTTTAACTTCTTTAATAAAGACTTGATCGTCGCCATCATCAACCGAAACTAGAATTGCTATTTGTTTTGCTTGAATCCCCGTCAACTCAAAATACGACATTGAATAAAATGTAGCTTGAATAAAATAATCCTGAATCCAATCTTCTCTTTTTTCTTTTTTACTCGTCTTAAAGTCAATTATTGAAAGTCTATTATCAAAATTTGCTATGCAATCGACTCTTCCAGCAACCTTCAATTTATTAGAATATAAAGGAACTTCTAATTTATGAATATCAGATATCCTATGCAAAATACCTTTGAATTCGTAAAAAGAATTCAATGCGTCTGGCATAAATTGCTTTTTATCTATTTCTTCATTAGATAGATATTTTTCGCAAAGTAGGTGAAATTTTGTTCCCCTAGAAGAAGCGACAGCAGAGACTCTATTCGCCTCTGCTTCGCCGACTCTTTTACGCCATTCAAACAGAGCGCGATTTGGAAACGACCCCAACACACTAGTTATTGACGGATATTTTCCGTTTGGCGTCAAATAGTGCCTTTTACCGTTTAAATTTTCGGTATTCAATTCCAACAATTCTGTCGGATTTACATGATTAAATTTCATTTACAACCCTAATTGATCCTTGATAGTTAGATATTCTTTAACCAGACCGCTTCTTACACAATCTTCTATTGTAAATTCAACGCTTACGAAAGATTCCATTTTACTTATAATCTTCATAAAATCATTAAACCCAGAAACTTCTTTCTTACCGTCTAAGTCCGTTTGCTTAAAGTCTCCAGAAAAGAATATCTTAGAATTAGAACCAATTCTGGTGATTAGAGAGTCGGTTTCGTGGAAGTTAAAATTTTCAAATTCATCAGCCAAAACCAAACAATTTTCAAAAGTGGTCCCTCTTATATAAGAAGTAGATTGAAATTCAACTATATCCTTTTTCTTAAGGATTTCGTAGGCATCAGACCTACCAAACAAATCGTTGCAAATATTCTTGTATGGTATTTCATAAGCCGCCATCTTCTCATCTTCCGTCCCAGGTAAAAATCCTATGTTTCTTGTTGGGACAGCAGAACGAACAATTAAAATCTTTTCGTATTCGTTGTTATATACTAACTCTTGCAGCATTAAATACAATAAACAAAAAGTTTTTCCCGTTCCCGCAGAACCCGAACATACTAAATTCTTTTCTTCAGCATAAGCAGAAAAAACTTTTCCTTGATTTTCGGTTAATGGGTGTATTTCTTTCAATTGTAGGTTAGATAAACCAGCGTTTGGTTTTTTCTTCGCCTTTTTAATAAAAGAAACTTTATCTGCTTCATCTATTTCATGACTCTTTAGAAATTTTGTGTTTGCTTTCTTGACTTGGTCCTGATTGCCATAGATTATTCCTTTAAAATAAAAAAAAGGGAATAAGGCACTAGACCCTAT